AATTATTAGTGATTATATCAATATTAACTATATTTTCACAGACTGGTCAGCTGCTAAAGCAAGAGCAGATACGAAATCATATCCTCAACTTAAAACAATAACTAAAAAATACAATTTATGGAGTACCGAAGAAACTGAAAATTGGATTATGAATAAAGTAGAAGCTTATAATACTTTGGCAGAAACTCCACAGGAAGGTTTACCAGAATGTACTGATGAAGAACTCTGGGCATCACAGACAACGTATAAATATTATAAAAATCCTAATAAATTAGACAGATCTACTAAAAACTTTGACACCATGGACGAAGCATTAGTTCGTAAAGCTAATGATGGTCATGTTGGAATAATCAAAACTGTTCCAGGAGAAGTTAAAGCATGCCGTTATTGCCCAGTTATTAGTGTATGTACTCAAGCTTCAACTATGCTGGCAAATGGTAGATTTACTTTATAGGTGCATCTATAGCCTAGCTCTGATAATACATACCCAATTCGTCACGATATTCTCAGTGCCTGCAGACTAACTGAGGGGAGACGAGGCGGGCTTTCATATGTATTTATGCAGTTATAGGTGCACTTATTTAATATACCGACTGTCACCAGCCCTAAGACTTGGGTGGTATTGTGGCAGCGGATCTACGCGCGGTTTCCATAGTGACCGCTTAGTGTAGATGGTCGGTGTAGAGCAGTCCGGTGTGTTTAGTCACACTATTGAAAGGACAAAACAACCTAGCTTAATCATCCTGCAGGTATCTATACCGGCCTTTAAATTTGGTTGTCGAGAGCAATACTAGTTATGCGGCATTAAAGTGATAGCGATACAATTGCGTAGCTCACTATCCGCCATTCATTTAAAAGGAGATAATATGTCTATTGAAAAACTGCAACAAGATATTCTCAGATGTCAGCATGTAATTGGTGAGATAATGATTCAACATTACGATCATGATAGTTATAAAAAATTTGTTGATAGAGTATTTAAAGATTTATTTAAAGATTATCTCAACATAAAAACAGTAGAATATACAGAACAGCAACAGCGCCAAATAAAAAACGAATGTCCAAATAAACTAGAACCAAAGGTAGGTATCGAAGACAACTAGCCCTTGTAGCTTAACTGGTAAAGCAGACGTGTAATCTTCCCAGGAAGATACGGAAAGTTGGTGGTTCGAAGCCACCCAAGGGCGCACTTATTAGAGGAGACTATCATGGGCGAAAAAGAAACAATAAGAGAAGTAGTTAAAATACTAAAAAAAGGTAGGCCTAGGTATAAACAACGAGCACAACATCAAATGACACTAGGTAGCTTGATAAAAGCGCTAAAGAGAGAACGAACAGGATTACTTGTAAAAATAACAGAAAAACATTACCCAGGTAACACTCATAGTTATTTTGGGCAACATACTGATTTAGCATTTGAACCATCTGAAGATCCAATTACCGTTGCTGAACTTCTTAAAGAATGTGAAGCCTCTATAGGAAAATCATTTATAACTGCAGATCATTTTGATGAATTCTACAAAGACTATATTATGCAAAGTAATGCTCCATTATGGATCTCTACTTTAGGTCAAGCTAGTAAAAAAGGTATTGTAGATCTCGTACCTACTGATGGTTACATCAAACTAGTTACTGAAAATATTGAGGAGGAAGAGGATGTCTCTGAATAAACAGAAAAAACTACAGTACATAGAACAAATACTAGAAGAAGTCAAGAATGGTTCTGTAGATGCCAAAGAAGATTCAATCTTAATTGAAGTAGCTCTTGAATTTATTAACGACTTAGAAGAAGGGAGTCCAAATGGAGGCACTTAACTCTTGTGATAACAGCGATAAATTAACTTTACTGTTAAACATAAGACAAGGGACACAATCAACTACATATTCAGTTACTAACTTACCAGATTGGTATGACATATTAGTGATATTCTCAATTTACGGTATCGTAGGTATGACTATATTTTATGCTGGTTTATGGATCGGAAGTAGGTACATAACATACTAAATATAAGGAATTACTATGAAGAAATACCATCCGTTTTCTGAAAAGATAGTCGATATCCTTGTTCGCAAAGTTAACAATGATAATCGACATTTTTTTCGCATTCTAACTGGATATTACTTGTCTAAAGTAGCTTCCATGATGCGATGTAACATCGATACAAATGATCGAGGAGTAATTCCAGTTAATACCTATGTATTAAATCTAATGGTATCAGGAACAGGTAAGGGATACTCTACTAATATTTTGGAACATGACTTTATAGCTTACTTCAGAACAGAATTCCTAAATACTGTATTTCCTAGAAAAGCTGAAGAAAATATTCAAACTTTAGCTCAAGAAAGAGCTACATGGCGGGTTAATATTGGTCAAAGTATTCTTCCAATAAATGAAGAATACGAACTTCAACAGGATAAATTACAAAAACATTTTGACCGTTTAGGAGAACTAGCTTTTAGTTTTGACAGTGGAACTGCCCCAGCTGTTAAACAAATGCGTGAAAAACTATTACTAGCTTCTGCAGGTTCTATGAATCTGGAGTTAGATGAAGTTGGTTCACATATATCTGCTAATGCAGATGTATTAAATGTATTTCTTGAACTCTATGACATAGGTTATGTAAAACAAAAACTTATTAAAAATACAGTAGAAAATATAAGGTCAGAAGAACTACCAGGTAACACTCCTACTAATTTAATGATGATTGGTACACCTACTAAATTATTAGATGGAGGTAAAGTTGAGGAAGAATTTAGGGAATTTCTGGAAACTGGTTATGCTCGTAGATTATTATTTGGGTATACAACAGACAGTCATAGAACTAAATACGCATCTGCACAAGAACGATATCAACAGATGGTAGATGCTAATTTAGCTAAGGATATGTTGTCAATTCAACAAACATTTACTAATTTTGCTAAGAGACCATTTAATCCAGTATTACAAATGTCAGAAGCTAACCATATTTATTTAACACAATATCAAATGAATTGTGAAGATAAGGCTGATGATATGAAGGATCATATGAGTATTCATAAAAATGAAATGTCACATAGACACTATAAAGCTATTAAATTAGCAGGTGCTTACACATTCGCAGATAATTCAACAGAAATAACACAAGATCATCTAGATTACGCAATTAGTGTAGTAGAAGATTCAGGAGAAGCATTTCACACATTAATGCGTAAACAAGGCCCTTATGAGCGTTTAGCTCATTATTTGGCAGATTGTGATAATGACGTAACTCAGCATGAGTTGATGGAAGAACTGCCATTCTACAAAGGCTCAGAAGCTCAAAGAAAGGATTTAATGACTTTAGCTACTTCTTTTGGGTATAGAAACAATATTATTATCAAAAAACGAACATTAGACGAAATTGAGTTCTTTAATGGAGAAACACTTATGGAGACTGATTTAAGCGGTATAACAGTAGCAGTGAGTAAGGATATTGCGTATGACTTTGCAATACCAGATATAAAACCTCCATTTGATATGCTACATAAATTAACTACTACAGATGGGTATCACTATACCGCTCATGGATTTGTTAATGGTCACCGTACAAGTGAAAATGTTATTCCAGGGTTTGATCTACTTATTCTGGATTGTGATGGAGATGTAAGTATATCTACAGTTAAAGTACTATTAGAAGATTACTCTTTTCTAATTTCTACTACTAAACGACATACTGAAGAACTAAATAGATTTAGACTTATTTTACCTATATCACACAGAATTAAATTAACTGCTAATGACTATTCTAGATTTATGGAAAATGTATTTGAATGGTTACCATTTCCGGTAGATGAAGCTACTAAGGATATTGCTAGAAAATGGGAATCATACTCAGGACATTATGAATATAATGATGGAGCTACTATTGATGCCACTATGTTTATTCCAGAAACTAAACGATCTGATGAAACGAAAGCACAGATCAGTGCTACTGGTGTTGGTAATATTGAGCGTTGGTTTATAGAACACACAGCTAAAGGCAATAGAGCTAATCATCTATACCGATATGGAATGGTAATGATAGATGCTGGTATGGCACTAGGTGACATAGTGGAAAAACTAGAAACTTTTAATAATTCCTTGGAAGTACCATTGCCTGAAGATCAATTCAGGAACAGTACAGTTAAATCAATCAGCAAGGAGTTTCAAAAACGAGGAGTGCAATGAATAACAATCATTTAGTATTAGTTTCAGGAAAATCAAGTTCTGGTAAAAGTGCAAGTTTACTGAACATGGATAAGCCTGAAGGTGTCATGTATTTAAATTGTGAAAATGGTAAGAAATTACCTTTTAAAAGTAAATTCAAAGAATTAACTGTTACTGATCCAACTCAGGTGTATCAAGCATTTGAAGAAGCTGAAAAAATGAAAGATACGCATACTATTGTTATTGATAGTCTTACGTATCTAATGGATATGTATGAAAGTACTAAGGTACTGAACTCAACCAATACAATGCAAGCATGGGGGCAATACGCTCAATATATGAAAGTATTAATGTCTCAGATAGTAGCTAAATCTACCAAGAATGTAGTATTTCTAGCTCACACCACAGATGTTCTTAACGAGGCTGAAATGGTAAACGAGACTTTGGTTAAAGTTAAAGGATCCTTAATGAATCAAGGTATTGAGAGTTTCTTTACTTGTGTCATATCTACTAAGAAAGTAGCTATGGCTAAATTAGAAGATAAGATTGCCAAGTCTCCATTATTTAAAACTACTCAGGATAACAAGGATGATGGATTCAAATATGTATTTCAGACTAGATTAACTAAAGAAACAGTTAATGAGAGGATTCGTAGTCCTATGGGAATGTGGTCTAGAAATGAAACCTATATAGATAATAACCTGCAGAATGTAATTAATCGCCTTCATGAGTATTACAAATAAGTGATATAATAACGTGGTGGTACCGCAGTATTAGAGCCACGTTAAAATATCTACTGCAGGATAGGCCTGTGACTCCTTAGAGGTCTCCTCCTCCTATGGGACCTGTCCTAACTGAAGAGTTATAAACTACTAGCCCTCTCCTCCTGGGAGAGGCATCCTATTTTTAATCCTATAATTAAGGAGAATTATGAACCAAGATCCAAATACTCAAATTACATTAGGTGACGAACGAATTGCTCAAATAAACAAAATGGTACATGCTGCTACAGAAATGGGTTTCGGAGTAGTACAAGAAATTGCAGCACAAACTGTAAAACGAAAACCAGGCTGTACTGTCAAAGAGTTTACAAAAGTATTAGATGATTATCTGGTACAGCAAAAGGCGCAAGCTAATAGTAATGGCTGATTTAGAGCTGTTTATATTAACACTCAAATAAGAAAGGATATAACTTATGAGTGAATGGGAACTCCCTAAAGATGTAGAAACTCCATCTATCGAAAGAGTAGGCGGTGGAAGTTTTCTATGGGAATCTGGGGTATACGATGCAACTGTTAAGATGGTATATCTTAATCAGACTGTATCTGAAGCAGTATGGTTCAATGTTATTCTGGAAAAGAATAGCGGTAACATGACAGAGCTTCGAGAGAATTTCTGTATTAAATCCGGTAAAGCCAAAGGTAACCAGACTTATTACGTAAAAGATGGTAAAAAATATCCTCTTCCAGGATATCAACTTGCCGAATCTATGTGTAAGGCTGTTACAGGCAATACTTTAGACACATGTTTGAAAGCTGTCGAGAAGAAAACGGTTAAGGTTTGGAATCCTGAATTAAAGAAGGAGGCACCTACCGAACGTCCAGTGGTAACAAGTTTACTCAATAAACCTGTTAAAGTAGCTGTTCATCAAGTAATTGAAGATAAACAAGCTAAGGATGCATCTGGAAACTACGTACCAACTGGTGAAACTCGTACTGTAAATCAGTGTAAATTCTTTGGCAATCCTGAAGGGAAAACTGCTGAAGAAATTAAGAATAACAAACCTGCCGCTATGTTTGATAAATGGGCTAAGAAGAATACAGGTGCAGTTATAGATAAATCTACCAAAAATAAAGGTAGCAATTCTGCTGCTGATATTATGGGTAGTGCTCCTGCAGATACAGGTTCATTATTCCAAACTGATCCTCCTATTTAATGCATATTGCAGGCATTGATCCGGGGGTTAATGGAGCAATCGCTGTTCTGGATTCAGAGAATCCAGACAGCGTTGAGCTGTTAGATCTAAAGAAAAATACTATCTTTGAGGTGTTTGATTGGATGGAGGGTGAAATATCGTCATTTTCACCTGGTGAAATATGGATAGAAGATATTCATTCTATGTACGGTATGTCAGCTAAATCTAATTTTGGATTTGGTAAGAATCTAGGAATAGTTACTGCTATTGCTGAAATATTTCAAGGAGAAGCACCTAAGAAAGCTAAAATAACTATAAAAACAGTTACTCCTAAAATATGGCAAAAATACGTAGGTGTAACTGCTAAGGGTAAAGCGATTAAACAACAAGTAGCTAAGATAGCTCAATACTTGTACCCACAAGCTGAACTACACGGTAAACGAGGAGGCTTATTAGATGGGAGATCAGATGCTTTAATGATTGCCTATTATGGGCTACATAATAAGGAGAAAGGATGAAAATAGAAATCGATATAGATATTGAATCTATAGTAAAAGAAGCACTTAAGAAACAACAAGTAGACGATACAATTCCTGTACAGACTATGTCAAATGTACCTACTGGGCCTTGTTTAGTTAGTAGATCTAAATGGGAATATGGACGTAGAAATAATAGAAGACGTACTCCAGAAGAGATGGCTTTACACAAACTAGAACAAGAAAAAGGACGTAGATTAACTCCTGAGGAAAAAGGAGAAGCTAAAGCAACTATCCAAATAGATACAACTACTGAAAATGAAGTTAAAGAAGCTGCTATTAAGAAAGATCGTATAGATAAAATAGCTGCTGAGGGTATGGCTGCAGCTTCTAAAGAATTAGCTGAAGAAGAAGAGGAAGAGTTAGTATCTGGGGCTTACCCAGATGCAATCGAACCACTGAAACCTGAAGCTACAATTCCAGAAACAAAAGATCTACATAACCTTAACTCTCTATTTCGAGACTAAAATGCATAGAAAAATGCCTAACTACCCAAAGCGTACGTGGTCAGATGCTTTAAAAACATTGTGGGTAAATACGCGGAGTCTAATATATACAAGTTTGACTGTTGGAGGGGTACTTGTTGTATTGCTTAGTTCTCTTCTTTTACTCCCAGTAGTAATTATATTAATACTCGGAGGGGCTATATTTATGGCATATAAAATATCAATAAGTGACTACGAGCGTTAATTAATTATTTCTTCCACCGGTTCTACTAAGAATCTATTTAATAGATCTAGACCTGTCGGGTTAGCAACTTCATCAAATAAATCATCTAATTTAAACATAGCTGGGGCAAAATCACCGGTAACGAATGAACTGTCTACATTGCCTAATGTAGGTATACCGGTAGTGTATTGGAATGCACCAGATATAGCCACACTTGTAGGACTGGTTTGGACTATCTGACGTGCTGATCTGTTATTACGCAAGTAGTAGGATAGAAACCATGTAAATCCTAGAGCATCTAAAAACTCTAATGCTGGAGTTAATAGTTCATCGAATAGTACGAAAGCATCAAGAGATTCATGTAGAGCTATATCAAATGTCTTTCCTTGGCTCATAGCATGTTCCATCATTACATACCTACCTAAGAAGTCTGTCATCTGCACTATATGCCGCATAAGTCTATAAGGTCCGGTAGACTTCCATAGAATTAAAAGAGCTCCTAACTCAGTTGCCTGGGTAGGAATCTTATCCGTATACTTCTCATATTTACCTAATCTGACAAGACGATGAGCACGACTAATAAATCCATCCATAGAAGCATTATTAACATCTTCCACAATAAGTGAATCCACTCCTGCCTCAGTCATTCGATTGATCTTGTTACCTTTTATAGCTATCTGAAGACGATCCCTTTCTCTGTATTCTTCGCTAATATTTCCTTTAGCATCCTTTTCCTTTATACGCTTAGAATTAATTCTATGTTGAAGTTCTCTTAACGCATCAGTATCCTCACGATATCTATTAAATTCCATAAATCCTTCTGCTAGTTTATACATTGTGTACTCAAGAGGGACCTTCCTCATAGTTAATTGCAATACATTAGATACTGCATTCCAAGTAACTACTTCAGGCATTGCAATAACTATACGATCCTTACCATAGCCAACAATTTCTCTAAGAATGTAGTGGATTAGTGCTACATATCTTTTTGCTCTAGTCATATGAGGATAGTCTAGAACTGGTATGTCACTTAAATCCCATGATTTATAACCAAAGACCTTATCAATGATATCCCTCCTGATCATAAACCGGCCCTTGTCATCAACAAATTTCAGCATATATTCTCGTACTTCCTGAGGAAGTCTATAGAAACGATCCGCGTATCCTTCTTTAGGATCTAAGAAATCTACAAACTCACCTGGGTAAGATGGCATTCTTTCAGTTTTCTCGTGTACTAGAATCTCTACAGTTCTCTTGTCAGCTTTAATCGTATTCTTACGATCAATATATGTAGAGTTCATGTGTGCAAACACATTCTGTATTTCCATATCTGGATTTAGAATTTTTTTCTTATCTGCAGCAGTCATTATTACCCTAAGGTCAGTAATATTTCTCTTCTCATCCTTAACAGGACGTAGTCTTAACTTACTACCTTTTAACTGACTTAGTGGTTTAGAAGCTGCTTCTTTCTCTAAAGCTATAGCTTTCCTAACTGCTTTCTTTATTTTCTTTATATTAGGTACTCCTACACCATGTTTATTAAAAGGAGCTTTCTGATAGTTGGGGTCTTCAGATAAAATCTCAGTTAAAGTAGTACCCATATTACGTTTATTAGTAATAGACATGATGCCAGATTTATAAGGAACTGGAGGTATGTTATGCCCAACAAACAATGTGTCATGAGTTCTCTTAATTCCAGGGATATCACCTAATGGAAACATTTCAGGGTATCCTGCTTTTCTCATCTCACCAGTTAAACCTTGAGTCTCATAGACACCTGTTTTCATATTAGTTAAATCTTCTACTCTTTCTACAACATATCCTTTGGACATTTGCGTAGGATTACCTTTAAACAAATACTTTAATGATCGTTTTTTAAAATCCCAATGACTATCTAAAAAATCAACAATTCCATTCTCAACTGCATCTGCTGCAAATTCTTTCTCAGTAAGTTCTTTAACAGTCTTAACTTCCCCAGCAATTTTCTTATTATTTAATGCTACTAAAGTAGCGTATGCATCTATTAATGCAACATCTGTTGCAGTAGGATTCTTAAACATATCTAAAGCTAAATCATATGCATTCATATATGGAAGACGTGCACCTGTATCTTGTACAGCAGCAAAATCACCAAGTTCTTCAGCATAAAGTACCAAATGTGCAAGTGATTTATTTTTATGGAACTTTCCTTTTTTCAGCTCATGTCTAATATGAGTTAATTTTTGTTTTATTTTTTGCTTATCACCAATTAGCTCTGCAATCTGTTTATGAGTTAAACCGTGTTGTTCACCCATACCTTCAGTAGCAATAAGTAAACTGGATAGATCAGATTTTAATAACACAGTAGTTAAAGCTATTTTAGTACGGACTGGCATATCTGCACCTTTTGTTGATTTCCAGATTTTATTAAACCAATCAATGTAATAGCTTTCCTGTTGTCGCCGTGCTTTAGATATACTGACCTTAGTGAATAACAACTGTTTAATTAGATCAGGAGTTACCGACAATGCACCATCCATAACTTCATGGATTGTATGTCGTAATGTGTTATTCATGACTTCATATATAAGTTGATAAGATCCCAACTTCTGAGCATTTTTACTTATAGATTGCCCAATACTCTCGGCTGATTCTTGTAATTTCTTAGTACTTTCACTTTCCATTACTTTCGTACTTTGTTCGTCAGCAAACGATCTAATAAATTGATCAGAAGCATCCAGCATTTTATAACCCTTTTCT